GACCAACTTGCTGTTACTTCCTATTTTGAGGAAGATGACTCAGATGATTGGCAACCACTTGATGTAATAGCGGGGTTTTAAATGGCAGATATGCAAGAAAATCAATTTGACGAACCTACAGAGTCGGACAAAGAACTAACGGCTTTTGTTGTTGACCACTGTGATCGGTGGCGCAACTATAGAGATACCAACTTCCTGTCAGACTGGGAAGAATATGAACGAATCTTCCGTGGTCAATGGGCTGAAGACGATAAAACTCGTGAATCAGAGCGTAGCCGAATCATCACCCCCGGAACTCAGCAAGCAGTAGAGACTCGCCACGCTGAGATCATGGAAGCAATTTTTGGTCAAGGAGATTTCTTTGACATTGAAGACAATATCCAAGATGTAAACGGCAATCCCATTGATGTTGAGATGATTAAAGCTCAACTGATGGAAGACTTCAAAAAAGACAAAATCAGAAAATCTATCGACCAGATCGAGTTGATGGCTGAAATCTATGGAACTGGCATCGGTGAAATCGTTGTCAAAACCGAAAAAGAATACATTCCCTCAACTCAGCCAATTCCCGGTCAACAGGGACAAGCCGCCATTGGTGTGATCGAAAGAGACAGGATTGCTGTCAAGATCATGCCAATCAACCCCAAGAACTTCTTGTTTGACCCCAACGGTACAAGCATTGATGACTGCATGGGTGTGGCAATTGAGAAGTTCATCTCTATCCACAAGATTGTTGCTGGCATCGAGTCTGGCGTTTATCGTAAGGTAGACATTGGTGTAGTTGCATCTGATGAGGACTTGGAAGCAACCCAAGAAATCCAGATGTTCCAAGATCAAAAGGTCAAACTCCTGACCTACTACGGTCTTGTCCCTCGTGAACACTTAAAAAATCTGAAAGAAAATCAGGAAATCGTTGATCTTTTCCCTGAGAGTTCAGAGGCTGCTGATTATTCCGATATGGTTGAAGCAATCGTTGTGATTGCCAACGATGATCTGTTGCTCAAAGCTGAAGAAAATCCATACATGATGAAAGACAGGCCAATCCTGAGTTATCAGGATGACACTGTTCCCAACCGTTTATTGGGTCGTGGCACAGTCGAGAAAGCCTACAATATGCAAAAGGCTATGGATGCCCAAATCCGTAGTCACTTAGATTCATTGGCACTGACTACAAGCCCAATGATTGCTATGGATGCGACTCGCTTGCCTCGTGGTGCTAAGTTTGAAGTCAAACCCGGCAAAGCACTGATGACAAATGGTGCTCCTAGCGAGATTCTGTTCCCATTCAAGTTTGGTGTAACCGATGGCAACAACCTTGCCACTGCTAAAGAGTTTGAGCGTATGTTGCTTCAAGCCACTGCTACTCTGGACTCCAATGGCATGGTTAGCCAAGTTAGCCGTGATGGTGGTCAAGGTGGTATGTCGATGGCGGTTGCGTCCATCATCAAGAAATACAAACGGACACTGACAAACTTCCAAGAAGATTTCTTGATTCCGTTTATCAAAAAAGCTGCATTTCGCTATATGCAGTTCGATCCAAACCGCTATCCCTCTGTGGACATGAATTTCATTCCTACGGCAACTTTGGGAATTATTGCTCGTGAATATGAACAACAACAGTTCATTGGTTTATTGCAAACACTCGGCCCTGATACTCCTGTTTTACCGTTGATTTTAAAGGGAATTATCAGTAATAGCAGTTTGAGTAACCGCATGGAATTGATTACTCAGTTGGACAAAATGGCTCAACCTGACCCACAAGCAGTTCAAATGCAACAGGCTCAGGCTCAGTTGGCAATGCAGTCTGCTCAAGCACAGATTGCACTGGTTACGACTCAGGCAGAACAGAATCGTGCTGATGCAACCAAGAAAATGGTTGAGGCTCAGTACATTCCGCAAGAAGTTCAAGCCAAAGTCATTGCGTCAACAACCAATAACTTGCCAAACCAAGCAGATCAAGCATCTGCTGAGTTTGATAAAAGGGTTAAGATTGCTGAACTCATGCTCAAAGAGTCTGACATCCAAAACAAAGCGAAGATTGTTGAGATGCAGATGATGGACAAACAAAATCAAGCTCAAAAAGACAATGAATTTCTGAAAAAGATCATTGGTGATTAATGGATCTTAAACAAGTTATTCTGTCCGATGCGTCTACAGAGGCAAAAGTCTCTGCTATTGCTATTCTTCTTGATAAAGAATTACCCAAACTCACAGAACAAGTTGACACTGTTAAAAAACTCAAGGGAGAACAGGGTGAACAAGGTCTAAAGGGTGACAAAGGAGATCGAGGAGAACCCGGTAAAGACGGTAAAGATGGGCGTGATGGAATTGATGGGTCTACTGGCAAAGATGGCATTGACGGTGAAGATGGAATATCTGTTGTTGATGCCAAGGTTGATTTTGATGACACCTTAGTCCTGACTTTATCCAATGGAAAAGAGATAAATGTTGGTGAAGTTAAGGGTGAAAAAGGTGAAAACGGTCGTGATGGCAATACTGGTGCAAATGGTATTGGTGTCCCTACTGGTGGTACATCAGGACAGATTCTTGCCAAGAATAGCAATTCAGATTACGACACACACTGGATAAACAACACTGGTGGCGGTGGTGGTGGCATATCTTCTGTTGCCTCTGCTGATGGTACTGTTATTGTTTCTACTGTCAGTGGTGCTGTTGACTTATCAGTGCCAGTTACGACCAATGTGGTTTGTAAGGTAAGAAACGCAACAGGTGCAACCCTGACAAAGGGAACTGTTGTATATATCAATGGTGCAACTGGTCAATTGCCAACAGTCACTAAAGCCATTGCAACAGGGGACTCTACATCTGCTCAAACTCTTGGTGTCATGAGTAATGATTTGGCTAATAATTCAGATGGTTATGTCACCATTATTGGTCTAGTCACTGAGTTAGATACCTCTGCATATACAGATGGGCAACAACTGTATTTAAGTGGCACGACTGCTGGAGGATTTACCGCAACAAAGCCATATGCACCTACTCACTTAGTTTATGTAGCTGTTGTTGAGTATGCCCATCCTATTCATGGTAAGTTGTTCATCAAGGTACAAAATGGCTATGAGATGGATGAGTTGCACAATGTGTCTGCTCATACTCCTAACAATGGAGATACCTTGGTTTACAACAGTTCTACTTCCTTATGGGAGTCAACTGCAAGGAACTTAGGTACTGTTACTAGCGTATCTGCAACTGTTCCAACTGGTTTATCTGTTTCTGGTTCACCAATTACCTCAAGCGGAACATTGGCTATAAGTTATGCGTCTGGATATGCAATTCCAACAACTTCTAGTCAGACTAATTGGGATACTGCTTATACTGATAGATATAAATGGGATGGTGGGGCTACAGGGTTAGTTGCCTCAACTGGTCGGGCATCTTTAAGTGCTGCTCAAAGTGGTGCAAATACTGATATTACATCTATTGCACTGACTACAGGAACAATCTCTACTGCACCAAGTTCAAGCACAGATATTGTCAATAAGTCTTATGCCGACTCCATTGCCTCTGGTGTTAACTTCCATGCTGCGGTGCAATATGCAACAACTGCTGCATTGCCAGCAAATACCTACAACAATGGAACTTCTGGAATTGGCGCAACTCTGACTGCTAATGCCAATGGAACATTGACCATTGATGGATACACACTGGTTTCTGGTGATGTTGGTAAGCGTTTGTTGATTAAGAACGAATCAACTCAAGCAAATAATGGTATATATACACTGACTCAGGCAGGAACGGCATCTTTGCCATACATACTGACTAGAGCAACTGATTACGATTCAAGTGGTTCTGGAACAAATGAAGTTGACCAAGGTGACTTGATTTTGGTCATCAATGGAACTACAAATGCCAATACATCATGGGTACAGCAAACACCATTACCAATCACAATTGGATCAACTGCAATTGTTTTTATTCAATTTGCTGCTGTTCAAACCTATACCGCAGGCACAGGGCTGACGCTTGCAACAAACCAATTTTCAATTACCAACATTGGAACAGCAGGCACATATGGCTCGGCATCGCAAGTCCCTGTTATCACAACGAATGCTCAAGGACAAGTCACTTCCGTCACAAACACCAATATTGCTATTAGCGGTAGTGCTGTTTCTGGCAATATTAGTGGTAATGCTGCCAACGTAACCGGTACGGTTGCCATTGGTAATGGCGGCACTGGACAAACAACTCAACAAGCGGCATTGACTGCACTTTCTGGTACACAAACAAGTGGTCAGTATTTGCGATCAAACGGCACAAATACCTTGTTGTCAGCAATTCAAGCCGCTGATGTTCCAACTTTGAATCAGAATACAAGTGGTTCTGCTGGTTCAGTAACTAACGCACTGACTGCTGGCACAGGTATATCGTTTAGTTCTGGAACAACCTATAACGGATCAGCAGCAATTACGATAAGTTCTCCTTTGGCAAAGGCAACATCTGTATTTACGTCAGGCATAGCGGCAACTTATACCGCACCAACAAACACGCAGTGGGTCAAAGTTACTGTTGTTGGGCCAGGCGGTAATGGAGGTAATGCAACATCAGCAAGAGCTACTGGTGGTAGTGCTGGCGGTGTAGCAATTAAATGGCTGGCTATGACCGCAGGGCAAACATTAACTTACACTGTAGGTACTGCGACAAGTGTCAATTCAACTGTGTCTTCTGGTACGTTGACCATCACAACAATAACCGCAAACTCAGGTTCAAACGGGACAACTACTGCTTATGCAAACTCATCTACCGCTGGGCCTACTGGTGGCACAGCTACTGGTGGAGATATAAATATTACAGGTGGTTCTGGTGGTAATTCTTATGGTTCTTCTGCAACGGTAGCAAATAATTTCTCTGGAAAAGGTGGGGATTGTCCTGGTTTTGGTTCTGGGGGCGGCTCATATGGGTCATCAGCTACTGCTGGTCAAGCTGGAGTGGGGTACGGTGCTGGAGGCGGTGGTTCACACGGTGTAAGTTCTACTCCTTTAGGTGCTGGTGGAATTATCATTTTTGAGGCATTCTAAGCATGAACCCTGAACTACAAAAGTATTACGAAGACCGTTTTTCCATGATGGCGACAGACGGTTGGAAAGAATTAATTATTGATATTGACAATATGATAGAGTCACTCAATAATATAAGTGTTATTCCTGATGAAAAGACCTTGATGTTCAGAAAAGGTGAACTTTCCATCTTGACTTGGCTGAAAACCTTGAGAGAGGTCAGTGAAAAGGCATATGAGGAATTAAATGAAAAGAATGTATGAATTTGCCTGTGAAAATGGGCATCGCACTGAAAAACTGGCTGATTATGAGTCAACCAATGTCCAGTGCGAATGTGGTTCGGTAAGTCACCGAATCATTTCTGCTCCCAACATCAAGTTGGAGGGTTGGAGTGGGCATTTCCCTACTTCAGCCCATCAATTTGACCGAAAACATCGGGAAAAGTTGGCAGCGGAACTAAAAGAGAACTCATAAACAAATGTCGAGTTCATGTGTAATCTCCTAAAACCCTTGGTGGGCAGGAAAAGGAAACTGTATGTTGTTAGATAACGATGATGAGATGCAAAATGAGATTCAAGCTGTTGAAAAGCAACAACTAGAGTCAACTGTTGAGACGATGAATGCTGATATTCCCGACAAATATCGGGGTAAAGAACTGTCAGACATCATCAAAATGCACCAAGAAGCTGAAAAGTTGATTGGAAAGCAAGCTCAAGAGGTGGGCGAGGTTCGCAAATTAGCAGATGAACTGATTAAGCAAAATCTCTCTGGAAATCGACAAAATGCAGAGGTTGAGCCTGAAATTGACTTTTTTGAAGACCCGAAAAAGGCAGTTCAGAACACTATTGACAAGCATCCAGATGTACTTGCGGCTAGACAAGCTAGTCAAGAGTTCAAAAAGATGCAGATTCAGCAGAAATTGGCTACTGAACATCCTGATTTTGGTCAGATTGTTCAAGACCCAGAATTTGTTGATTGGGTGAAATCTTCACCTATTCGTCTTGGCCTTTATGCCAAGGCAGATGGGGAGTTTGACTACGATAGTGCCAATGAATTGTTAAGTACCTACAAGCAATTGAAAGGTGTTCGGACTAAGCAAACGAGTGACGCTGGTGAAGCGACTCGTAAGCAGAATCTGAAAGCCGCAGCAGTTGATACTGGTGGTACAGGGGAAACAGGAAAACGAG